TCTTCCTCAATACAACTACAATTGCATCTAATTATACTGTTACCACTACCTATAATGCCCTCACAGCAGGTCCAGTGACTATAAATAGTGGCGTCACTGTTACTGTTAACAGTGGAGCAACTTGGACTATTGTATAAATAAAGAAAAAAATATCAAATGACTATATTAAAAGTAGATACTATACAAAGTTCTAGTGGTGGGAATTATCCTGTAATCCCTGGGCATGTGATTAAGATAACTCACACAACTAACACAACAAGAAATGTTCCTTCTGCTGGATCTAATTTTACATTAGACAGTCTTGCTTTTACTAAAGAAAAAGGTGCAGATGATAGTTATTTGGTGATTAAAGGAAATATAGTTGGGCATACTGATCAAAACACTGGATATTACTTTAATGGATATATTGATGCTCAGAACAGTTGGTATAGCACTGTAGGAGTAGGAGAAGCTGAATCTGCTGATAGAGGCAGTGGAAACTGCGCTAACTGGATTCAGACATTTTATGGAGTAACAGCAGGATCACATACATATTATAGGGGAGTTAGAAGTAGAGATGGATCATCAAATAAACCTATGAATGTTTACCAACCAAATTCTAGTGATGATGCTAGAAATAGGCAACAGGGAAGTGTTATAGTAATAATGGAAATCGCCCTCAACTCTCCAGGATAATCATGAGTACAGTAACTTTAGACAGAATAGAAAGAGTTTCTTCTGCAACTTCCCCTAATATAGTAGGATCAGTTATAAAGACTAGTTTTTATCAAAATAAAACCAGAACAGTAACTAGTAGCGTAGCTAGTGTATCTTTGTTTAGTTTTACTTTTTACAAAAGAGAATCATCATCTCTTTTGCTTATAGATGGAATTATTCCAACTAGAAATGCTGATAATGATGGTGCCTATTATTATACTGATATATCAGGAACCACACAATACACAGGAATATGTCCAAATGCTACTAGCACAAGTGGTTCATCTTTTATTTCATTTTTACAAGTATATACAACTATAAATACAACAGGAGCAAGAACATTTAGTTTTGGTTGGTCCACCGCTAATGGAGGAGCAAACCGCCCAGTTAACGTCATCAATCCAGATAGGCAGGATGATGGTAGAGACTGGAGAACAATGACTAGTATAGTAATTTACGAGGTAGCACAATGAGAGAAACTTTTTTATTTGGTCAAAAAAGAAAACTTCCAGAAACTGAATTAAATGCTCATAGAGGATCTTTTTTCATTCAATCTTTAGACAATTTAGTAGGTAGTGGAAACTACTCTTTAGTGGGTGATGATTCATATGAGAATATAATTGAATGGACTGAGGCAGTAACAACCCCTCCAACTAAAGAACAAGTTTTGACTGAGTTTGAAAGAATTAAACAGGAATTTCAAGATACAACTTATGCCAGATATAGATCAAATGAGTATCCCTCAATTACTGATCAATTAGATGCTCTATGGCACGCCATGGATGATGGAGTTCTTCCTAAAGTTGATGGATTTTATGATTCAGTTAAAGAAATAAAAGAAAAATTTCCTAAGTCATGAGCACATTAAGAGCTAATAAAATTGTTGGAAAAGCAAATCGACCAGTAAATATTCCTGGTGCAATATGCAACTCAACTTCAGCATTTAGTGCTTTTAGAATGAGAACTTCGACCACCAACAGATTTGCAGATGGAGGTGGAGCAGGTTTTACATTTCAAACTCAAAAACAATGGGATGATTCAACATTGATTGTTGATATGGTAATACCTGCTTGGGCGAATACTAATGATGGTGCTTATAGTTTCATAGCAGTAAATAGCATTCCCTATAAAGTTGGTGTTTCTTTTTCTTCACAGGGGGTTACATCTGGACAAGCATTCAGAATATTAACTCCAATATTTGGAATTCAAGAAAGATATCAAGATCACAATTGGTCTATTACTTATAATGAAGCATTTAGAGGAATTACTGGTGTTGGAGCAGGTCCAGTAAATATTGTATTTGGTTGGTCTCCTGAAGATTCATCAGATAACAGAGATGTTAATATCATTAACCCAAACAGAGCTGATGATACTAGAAATCAACAAGCAGGAACTGTTTGTGTGATTTGGGAGATTGCTGGAAATCCAATTTCTGCATCTGGTTCTGGTGCAGTAGAGTTTATAAACTATGATATTGGTTAAGATTCAATAAAGTTATATTTTCTCATACCAGTACTAGGAACAAACCATCCAGTTAAAATATATTTTGTTTCTTTTATTGGTGGTAATCCTCTATGAATATGCGTAAAAGATCCAGGCCAAATAAGACCTAGATTTTTTTTAGGTTTTACTCTAAGTTGTTGATATAAAAATTCTGTTTCTCCTCCTTCTTCTACTGTGTTAAGATAAATCATCCAAGACAAAGATCTTGTTTGCTCATCCCAACCACTGTTTTCGTAATGAAATGTATGATACCCCTCTGTAGGATTAGTTTTTTGTAAAAATGTAGATCCACTAATCCAATCAACATCTTCTGAATTTAAAATAGGAAAGTCTTTAAAATATCTTTCTAACATTGCAATTACTTTAGAGTCAATTTGATGAGACAAATCTTTAAAAAATGGTTCTAAAGGTATTTGGCAATCAGTTACTCTTTTATTTGTTCTCTTCCTAAAATATTGCTGTTTAGCATCAATATATTGAATTAATTCATCTATAAAAAAATCATCTAATATACCATCATAAGCTCTAATAAAGTTTTCTTCCATTATGATCTTGAACCCTGACAGAGTTATCCTACTCATGGTTCACTAACTTGTCAACTTGACACCCTCAGAACCACATGCTATTATGTAAAAGTCTTGATGGTTCTTTGCAGCTTTGAGACCCAAGACCTGTCTATGGTGGTGGACAGTTTAATTAGTGTCCTAGGAGGGGGTGGTGCCCCTCCTTTTTTATGCTATCCTGTAAGGACAGTCAAAAAACCACATGTCAGTCAACCTAGAAGTTAAAGGATCTCTTGCCAAATGTCTGGCAACAGAGAATCTGATTGTTGAACATAAGAAAGTAACTACTGCATCCTTTGATGTAGATCGTAGGATTCTTGTTCTTCCTATGTGGGATAGAGCATCTGCAACTGTTTATGATCTTCTTGTAGGTCATGAGGTTGGTCATGCTCTCTTTACTGATAACATTGACTGGACAGAAGAGTATTCTGATGTTCCTAAGGATTTCATCAATGTGATTGAAGATGTTCGTGTAGAGCGTCTGATGAAGAAGAAATATGCTGGTCTTGCTAAAACTTTCTACAATGGTTATAATGAACTGAACAATGATGACTTCTTCTCAGTGAAGGATGAGAATCTTGATGATCTCTCTTTTATTGATCGTATCAACATGTACTTCAAGATTGGTGCATTTCATAACATTGCGTTCTCAGATGAAGAGAATGAGTTCGTGACTCGTATTAGTCAACTTGAAACTTTCCAAGAAGTTCTTGACATTTCTCGTGAGATTGTTCAGTTTCTGAACTATAAGAAGAAACAACTCACTGAGATGCCTGAAATTGTTCAAAATCAAGGGGAAAGTGGGGAAGAAGTAGATCTTCCTCCTAATTCTGAACAAAATACTCAAGATTCTATGGATATTGATCAGGATTCAGAGGATTCTTCTGAGTCTAATCAAGAATCACAGGGTGAAAATCCTATCAGCAGGGAACGAGAAATGCCTGTTGGTGGTGGTCGTGAACCTAGTGATACTCATGAAGAGTTTGAATCAAAAACTTCTCAATCTTTTGATGAAAAAGCACAGGATCTGACTAACAAGTATGGTCAAGAGACCACTTATGTGGAACTTCCTGAGATGATTCTTGAGAATGTGATCATTCCTAATGATTATATTCATGCAAGGTGTAAGCAACACTATCAGGAATCTGGTGTATGGGCACAGGAATGGTACAAAACTGTATCTGCAGATTATCTTTCTTACAAGAAATCTGCAGAGAAAGAAGTATCTTATCTTGTCAAAGAGTTTGAGTGTAAGAAATCTGCAGATCAGTATGCACGTTCTACTACTGCACGTACTGGCGTTCTGGATACTTCTAAGTTGCATACTTACAAGTACAATGAAGATCTGTTCAAGAAAGTATCAGTGATTCCTGATGGTAAGAATCATGGACTTGTGTTCATTCTTGACTGGTCTGGATCCATGTCGCACTGGATTCTGGATACTTGCAAGCAAATGTTCAATTTGATTTGGTTCTGCAAGAAAGTTAACATTCCTTTTGAAGTGTATGCTTTTACAGTGGATTGCAATTCTTATGTTGACATTCAACCAAATCATCCTCCCATCTATAAGAAAGTGGAGAATGTGATTGCTCCTGAGAATAGTTTTAGGTTGCTGAATTTCTTTAGCAGCAAGACTAGCACTCGTGAACTTGATGAACAAATGAAGAACATCTGGGCAGCATGTACTGCCTATCAGAAAGGAAGTGGAAGTGTTCCTCGTCATCTTGATCTGTCTGGTACTCCTCTGGGTGATACCATGCTTGCACTTCATGCTCTGATTCCTGACTTTCAACGGAAGAATAAACTTCAGAAAGTGAATGTTGTGTTTTTAACTGATGGTGAAGGTTATGTAAATGCTACTACCAAAAAGAAAAAGAATGGTAGTGGTCAAGAATACATTGGCATGACCAAAGCATTCAGCACTACGCTTCGCAACAGGAAGAATGGTAGGGTCTATTCTGAATACAATTATGGTAACTTCCCACAGTATTCTAAGGTCCTTCTTTCCTCACTGAAGGATAAGTTTCCTACAGTTAACTTTATCAACTTCAGGGTTGTTCCTGGTAGGGATTTCAAAACCTGCTATGATTGGTATGGTAGGGAATTTGGTGACTATGAAAAAGTCAAGTCCGTGTACAAGAAAGAACAGTTTATATCGTTCCCTGGTACTGGTTATGATCAATTCAATGTCATTCCTACCAATGTACTTTCTCAGGATGAAGAATTTGTAGTAGAGGAAGGTGCAACTAAAGCACAGATCAAAACTGCATTTAGTAAAATGCTTGGCAAAAAGAAAACAAATAAGAAACTTCTGTCTTCATTTGTTGATATGATTGCCTGATGTGCCAGTCTGGGAACTGTCCACTTGATGGTTCCCTTTCCCTAAATCCATGCTATCATTACAAAGTAATCAACCCAAGACCATGCAAGAACAACTTATCACACTACTTAAAGAACAGTTTGGCACTGAAATTGACACTAATGCAGTTAAATCTGCTGCAACTCAATTGAATACCTCTTATGCTACAGCATCTAAGTATCTGCAAGCATATAAAACTGGTCGTGGTAAATGGAATCTTGAGGCAACCGTGAAAGAACTAGAGCAAACTTACAATTCGCCTGCTGCAGAAGGCACTGATACCGTACAAACACTTTCTTCTGTTGTTCAAAATCTCATCCCTAAAAAAGATGCTACCTTCGTCAGCTTTGGTAACTTTAGTGATATTAAAAAGGTTGTATCTTCTGGTCTGTTTTACCCTGCTTTTATCACTGGTCTGTCTGGCAATGGCAAGACCTTTGGCGTAGAGCAAGCATGTGCACAACAAGGTCGTGAACTGATTCGTGTCAATATTACTATTGAGACTGATGAAGATGATCTGATTGGTGGTTTTCGCCTAGTAAATGGTGAAACTGTATGGCACAATGGTCCTGTGGTTGAAGCAATGGAACGTGGTGCAATTCTCCTCCTTGATGAGATTGACCTTGCCTCCAATAAAATCATGTGTCTGCAATCTATTCTGGAAGGTAAGGGTGTCTTCCTGAAGAAGATTGGCAAGCATGTTACACCCAAATCAGGTTTCAATGTGTTTGCTACTGCTAACACTAAAGGTAAGGGTTCAGATGATGGTCGCTTTATTGGCACCAATGTGCTCAATGAAGCATTCCTTGAGAGGTTCCCTATCACCTTTGAGCAGGAGTATCCTACTGTAACTGTTGAGACAAAGATCTTGACAAAAGTTGCAGAATCACTTAGTATTCCTATGATTGGTGAGCACACTGATTTTATTAAGCACCTGTGCACATGGTCTGAGATTATTCGTAAGACCTTTGCTGATGGTGGTATTGATGAAGTGATCTCCACTCGTCGTCTTGTTCACATCATGAAAGCATATTCCATCTTTGGAAAGAAAGATAAAGCAATTAAGGTTTGTCTGAATCGCTTTGATGATGAAACTAAATCCACTTTTGTGGAGTTGTATGACAAGATTGATGCTGAGTTTCAGCAGCAGGAAGGGGAGTAATCCCTTTCCTACATATATACAACAACCCTCGCATGTAGATTCTCCTATGACGTCCCTTTTTCTAGAAAAAGATGCTGATACCATCTACGAAGAACTAGAAGATAATAAAGCAGAAGACGTATTAGAAGAAGATGATTACAGAGAGGATAGAATGGATCAAATGATCTCTAGATATGGTTATTGAGGAGGTTACTATGATCCAAGACATAGAGGATCTTATTGCCAAAGAACATCATGAAGATCTAAAACAGTTTGCAGAATATCTTGGTGTTGATTACGAAGATTACTTAGAGTTTCTGCATCCTGATGTTGACTTCGATGATTATTCAAGGTAATATGTGGGGGTGGAAGGTTGCCCCACAATGGGCAATCAAGGTCCAAACTTGATGTAAGACCCACCCCCTCCATGCCTCTTTACAATGCACAAACAGGAGGGCATCTGTTTCAGTAGCTCAGTTGGATAGAGCATCTGCCTTCTAAGCAGTTGGTCGGGGGTTCAAGTCCCTCCTGAAACGTTTATTTTACTAATGGAGAAGTATGAGCATTTTAAGTATTGAATCTTTCCATCAGGACAAAGAAAAATTTTATGTTACTGCTGTAGTTGAAGATATGGCACTTACATACTCTCAAACATATTATGAACCTGCTGAATATGGTCCAGCATTATGTGAATCATCATTTGAAATAGATGATGAAGAGTTAAAATCATTAGTCATTCCAGATAATGATGAAGAACTTATTCAATTTTTACAACAACTTGACTTAGAGTGGAATTTGGTGGATAATAGTGATGATTACTTTGAGTGATGTATGATTAGAGCTCTTATTACTGGTGGTGCAGGATTCATTGCCCACCACATGATTGGTAAAATTCTAAAGGAAACTGATTGGGAAGTTGTTACACTGGATCGTCTTGATTACAGTGGCAATTTGAATAGACTGGATGATATTTTGATGTCATCTTGTTCTGCTGATGATCGTAAAAGAGTCAAGGTAGTGTTTCATGATTTAAAAGCAGAATTGAATCCTTTGGTTAGGTCACAGATTGGATCTGTAGATTATATCTTCCACCTTGCTGCTGGTTCTCATGTGGACAGAAGCATTGATTATCCTATGGAATTTGTCATGGATAATGTTGTGGGAACATGCAACATTCTAGAGTTTGCAAGAACTCAAAGTAACCTTAAGAGATTCATTTATTTCAGTACTGATGAAGTCTTTGGTCCTGCTCCAGAAGGTATCAAATATAAAGAGAATGATAGGTATAATTCAACAAATCCATACAGTGCAACTAAGGCAGGCGGTGAAGAACTTGCTGTAGCATATGAGAATACTTATGGTCTGCCAGTGTACATCACTCACACCATGAATGTCTTTGGTGAGCGTCAGCACCCAGAAAAGTACATTCCTATGTGTATTAAGAAGATTCGTGATGGTGAGACTGTAACCATTCACAGTGATAAGACCTGTACAATTCCTGGATCAAGACATTACATCCATGCTGAAGATGTGGCAGATGCTGTTCTATTCCTGGCAAGTAAAAAGTTTATTGAAACTACCTATGGTGGTGCAAAGTGTCCTAAATTTAACATTGTAGGTTCAGAGGAACTCAATAACCTTGAACTCGCACAGATTATTGCAGAAGCACAAGGTAAAGAACTTAAGTATGAACTTGTAGACTTCCATTCCTCACGTCCTGGTCATGATCTTAGATATGCTCTTGATGGTGACAAGATGAAAGAACTTGGTTGGGAACCTGCTAAGTCAGTCAGAGAAAGAATTGCTGATGTTACTAATTGGACACTTTCCAATGATAGGTGGATTAAAATCTAATAGATAGTGTATCATTTGGAGGGTGTATGGTTCCTCTAATGTTGTCAACAATTATCAGTTGTTCGCAGGCAATAGGACTGATCAATAGAGTCAGTTCTATGATTGATCTGACGTCAAAACAAAAATCTGAAATAATTGATGAACTTCGTTCTTTGGTTCCAACCTGTCCAGTAACCATAAAAAAAGATGACCTCAAGAAAAAATAAAGCAATAGACCTCATGGTTGAGGATCTACACACTGCCCATCATGATATAAGATCTAGAGCAAAAGGTGAAGGTTGTGAATGTGAACTGGATGCAATAAAGAATCAGTTAATAGATTATCTTAATTTTCTAAGGAAATCACCATGATCTACTATTACACATTGTTTACTATCTTTTCCATTGTAGTTACAATGATGATAGTGGATCCTAATGTTGGAGATTATATCTTTTTACTGTCTAAGTTGACTAAATCAAAAGCAGAAAGATTGTATTGGATGATAAGATTTCATCCAGCAATCTTAACATCACCTATTGGTAGATGGTGGATGATGAGAAAGTATATGAGGACAGCTGAGGAACTGGCACAGGAACTCTCCAAAAAGCATTCTGATGGTGTATAATACAGTATATTGATCAACCTTCTTCATGACCTACACTGCAAAAGTAACTCTCAAGTTTGATTCCATTTGGGACAGCAAAGGTGGAATCTATGATGATGAGATGCTTCCTGAGCAGCATATCACAATGGAAGTTCCTGCAGAGGATCTAAACACCATGCAGTTGTTCAGACTGTGGGAAAGTTTCCTTCAATCAATGGGACATCAAGAACTCAGCATTATGAAAGGTGCATGTTATGTTGCTTTCAATGACATTCGCAAGGATGAAGACATGCGCAAGATTGCTAATGAGTTTGACCTCAAAATGATGGAGGACCATTATGAAATTGTTGCTGAATTGCAAGAAGAAATTACTAAACTCAAAGCAAAAATTTCTCAACTTGAGCAACCTGATAATGATACAGACATCTATGATGAGCAATATTCTGCTTGGAATGGTTTAATCCCTGGCACAGATGAAGCATATGCTAAAGGATGTAAATGTCCAATCCTTGACAATCAAGATATGCCTGTAAATAGAAAGTGGGTTAATGCAAACTGTCCTCTCCATGGAAAAACAAATGACATTCAATGACGAACAATGTGGAATCATTTATGAAGCAGTGAGGTATTATCAAATTCATGGCATGGCATTTAGTTCAGAGAATCAAAAACTATGCAATGAAATTATGGACAAAACATTTAATTCTTGTTATACTCAGAGAAAAGAACAACCCACATGATAAAAAATGATAAACCAAAGTTTCCATATCCTACATTCCCATTTAGGGTAGAACATAAGGATGGAAATGATAAAAAAATCTGTTGGTTCCAGACTGAAGATCATGCAAACAAGTATTTGGTAAGGTGTAATTTCAAAACAAATGAATACAAACTGGAGTCAAATGGTGTGGCGATTGTGGGCAAAGGCACTAGGAGAAAAATCACACAAAAGAGATCAAGTAGCAGACAAAGTAGCAGTAATTAGAACTGTTATTTTTAGCACATATCTTATCACTAATTGCTTTATTGTTGCTGGTGTAATTAGGCAGTGGAACAAACAAACGAATGTTTATGTAGAAATACATGAAGCACAACCAACTGTGCCATTGGTGAATACCAGAGTAGGAGAATTTGAATGAACTATCATGTATTAGATCCTACAACACCATGGTATGAATGGTTATGCTATTGTGAGATCTGTCATCAGTTAAATGTACCAGGACAACCAAGTATCACTAGATACATGAGGTACAGAAATTATCTTAAATCTGTTGGAGTTTTGTGATGCTTGTTTGGATTAAAAAAATGTTGACTCAATATGAATGTCCTAAGGACTATTCTATTGATCAGTTGACTGGTGATAAGTATTCTCTTGCTGGTCTGTGTGCAGAATTAACAAAACATGTGCAGACTCTAGAGGAAAGAATTAAAAGGTTAGAAGAAGAAAACATAGAGACCACAAATATGCTCTATGAACTCTCTAATTCTATTGAAGCAGTAGATAGGCGTATAGATATAGTTGCAAATGATCCATGGAAGGAACAATTTGAGTAATGTATGAATCACTCACAGAATTTGAACGAGCACTTGCAAGGTTTGGTGATAAAGTTGGTCTCATTGCAGGACTTGAAATTGCAGATAAAATCTCGCCAGAAGATGCTTATCAACAAATCAAGGAACTTTACAAAGAACTTAAGACTCTCCGTAAAAGAGAAAAATCTGAGTGGAATGGAGACTACCACCCAAACTAGAGTTTGTTCTAAATGTGGTGAAGAAAAACCACTGGACAAAGAACATTATCAAGTGGTAAGATTGTTTAAATCAGGATTTTCTTATTATTGCAATGAATGTAACAAACCAAAACCAAAAGACTGATGATGGGCTCAAAGTAATAGAAAATAAGGATGGCACATTTACACTAGAGTGGGATCCTTGTGACAGTAGATGGAGTGTCCTCAATGGCATGACATCTGAAGAGATTGGTGCTATGATCATAGAACAAGTCAAACTTTACTTAGAAGAACAGAATGACCAGCAAACTTTGGGAAGTGATGAATGATCTTGATGCAGTAACATCAAAGATTTGTTCTGCACGTGAGATTCTTGATTGTGCAATGGATAGACTTCAAGAACATCAGTATGATAAAGTTGAACAGCTGATGTATGCTGTAGATGAGTTTCTTCAGTATTACCTTGCAGAGTTTGATGAGAAGTTTAAACTTGCTTGGAAAGAAACTGTAGTAAAACAGAAAAAAGAAGAAGAAGATGCTTGGGATGCAGTAAATAGAGAAAAAGAGTATTATGAACCTTCTATGCCTCCTTGGGGACATAGTGATCTTGAGTATCTCGTAAAACAGTCAAAAGATAAAGTTGTAAAGTGGCAACTTTCTGTTCAGGTTGATGGTCTGACTGGTGAGTGCTATGTTAATTTTCCTGATGATTTGTTGGAAGCAGCAGGTCTAGAAGAAGGTGATGTGGTAAAGTGGGTAGATAATAATGATGGTTCTTTTACTATTGTAAAAGTTAATAAAACACTTGAAATGGATGAGTGCTGATGATTGGGATTTTGTTGTGTGGATATAATCTTTCATGCCACATAGGCAATGTAAGAGATCAATTCACACAACCAAAGTATCCACCTGATGTTGCAGTAATTTGTCAGTATTTTGAAGATCAAAAAGCACAACTTCCAGATTATTGTAAGTGGCAAACAAATGCAAATCCAGTGAGGCGAAGAAGTGACTTCTAGAATTCAAACAAGTGGAACATGTGATGGAGAGTTTTATACACTCAACATCGCGTTTAATGATTATCACGTTGTAACTTTGGATGGACTTTCTAAAGAAGATATGCTAGAGTTACAATCGTGTGTAGACTGTATGATTATGGAGGATGAAGATGGCATTGGGACAACAGATTGAAGAGTCACTTAGAGAAGCAGAAAGTAATCTAAGAAATGCTCTTGCATATGCTTCAAGAACCGAAAGACCTGTGGTTGTGTCAGTGATTGCAGATTTGATTCATAGAATTGATAGTGTTATTAGCACTGATGAATTGCTAGATAAACTAGAAAACAGAAAGGAGGGTGATCGTGGAAAGTGGGGACCATTTGGATAAAAAACCAAATGAACTAGGAAAAACATTACAAGATTGGTGGGACTCTGATTCTTTTAAAGAAATGCAGAGACTAAATGAAGAGGCAAAACAACGTGCAGTAGGAAAGTATTTTATGCTTTCTGAATCTGATAAACTTGATATGGTTCAGGCAATCTGTTATATCATGTGTAAGGCAGAAAGTGAAGGAACTAGTCATCGTGGACTTCAAGATGCACTTGGAATCTATCCTGCTGGATTCTGGATAGATCATCTAATGGATGTGCACAATGCTTTGTGGTCATTCTATCACGATAAACAACAAGAAAGAGATCTTAAAGATGACCTTGATACTTTAGATAAGTTTATGAAATAGTGTAAAGCAATCCCAAAGATAACCTTAAGAACCCAGTCATATCCTAAATAGTATGTTAGAGTATCCACATAATTCAAGAAAAGCATGACCCTCTCACGTTCTACACAAACAGACCTTACAACTGATGAATGGAATGAACTTGTTGCACTAAAAGATGCAATCAATCATAATCCAAGTTCAGTGCACCCTGAGAAAATGGAACTTTTTACTGCATTGTTAGTTAAATCTCTTGAAGGAAAAGGTGATGCCACTCCCAAACTTTGAAGAAAAGATGACTGTTTCCTATGAAAATATGATAGGAAATATTGTGTGCATTACAGAACAATATTTTACATTTCAACCAAATAATAGTAATGCTATCATTTTAATTTACAAAGAAAATTGGAAGGATGTGACAGTTCTACAGGTGGCACAAACTCCTTGACTTTTGCCCTTGTTCCTGCTATTATTACTAAGTAATCAATCAAAAGCACATGTCTGTTTCTGTTATTCTTGCTGTTGAATCTTCTGCTATCTCTGAGATTTCTTTTGATTATGATGATAATCAAGTGGGTGTAACTTATCATAGCAATCCTGACAAGTCCTATGTGTTTTCTTGTCAAGATCCTGTAAGCGTTGAGGATCAAATTCGTACTGCTGAGAGTGTTGGTAAATTGGTTGCCAAACTCAAAAATAGCAAAGTTCTTGTTCCTATTGAAATGTGATAAATATGGGGAGAAATCCCCATTTTATTTGGAAGGTTGATCGAGTGGTTTATGGTGATAGTCTTGAAAACTATTGAGGTTAGTAGCCTCCCAGGGTTCGAATCCCTGACCTTCCTTTGCTACTAGCGCTGGAAAGATAAACCAGAATGCTGTAGCAAGATAGAGGGTAAGTCACTGTTACATCCTTGAGGTGTATCACACTTACTCCATCTGGGAGATTAACTCAGTGGTAGAGTGCCTCCTTTACACGGAGATGGTCCACAGTTCGAATCTGTGATTTCCCATTAGCAGATTTATTCTGCTAAATAGCAGATAAATGTGAAGTCCTTTGTGCAAACTGCCATCAAATAGAACATTACAACGGGGCGTAGTATAGTGGTAGAATGCTGCTTTTGGGAAGCAGAGGTGCAAGTTCGATTCTTGCCGCCCCGATTGGAGGATAAATACTCCAAACATTTGCTTGTTATTATTATGTCTTTGATTTCACAAAGAGATAGAGAAGTTGCTATTAAAGCACTTGAAATGTATGCTGCTAATGCAGAAACATCTGAGTATTATCTTGGCACACCACATCATTCTTCATCTGAAATTCACGCCCTTCTTAATTGGGTTAGATTAGAATATTTTAAACATGGTGATTAACCTTTGGCACAATAAAGACATGGATCAATGGCGTTGGACATTAACTGATCCAACTGACATGAGCATGGAAGCAGGTGGACAACAAAAACTTAGGGATGCAATGAATGACATAGCAAATACAGTTGAGTATTTGTTAGATAAAAAATAAAGCATTCCCCTATAGCTCAATGGTGAACCATATAACAATGATCCAAGTAATTTGAGATTATTGTGTCCAAATTGTCATACACAAACTGAGACATTCTCAAATAGAAATTGTTTAGCTCCAGTGGCGGAATGGTAGACGCAGCAGACTTAGAATCTGCCATCTTAGGGTGTGGAAGTTCAAATCTTCTCTGGAGCACCTAGGGGGATTAGTTTAGTGGTAAAATGGGTGCTTTGCAAGCATCAGTCACCAGTTCGACTCTGGTATTCTCCATTCTAAATAAACATAAAAAATGTCAGAAGAAAACCAATACCCATCATTAGGACAACAAGCAAAGAATCTTGCTCAATTCTCTTGGGATTTGATGAAGTATCTTCACAACAATAAAGGTGCTGCCTTAGTTGTACCTGATGAAGTTTATAAAGAAAGAACTGCAATTTGTAAATCATGTGATAAGTTTGATGATTTGCAAAATAAATGTATGGAATGTGGTTGTTTCATTCCAGCAAAAGCAAGAGTAATTATAGATTCATGTCCACTGAATAAATGGAATGATTTGAGTGATCAATGGGAAAATATCTTTAACAATATGATGGATCAAGTAGAAGAAAAAGAATAGTATTGTGCCACATGTAGAACTGGCACAATAACATTCCAAAACTCATGGATCTGTGCTACAATTACAGAATAATTGACCAGATTAATGATTAAACCTAAATTTCGTAATGTATTAGAAATGGCACTGGAAGAAGGTGTCAGGTTTGGATGGAATCGTGCCCACAAACATGTGGATGGAGAACCACACATTGATGCTGCTGCTGATGCTATTGTGACTGAGATTATGAACTCTCTTGATACTTGGTTTGATTGGGATGATGACTGACTAACAACTACTCAATTCACTACAAGGAACTATGGCAACGATTGACCCCTATTCAGTAAAGAAAGAAGCAATTGATGAGTATCGTATAGATACTATTGAGGAACGACTTACTCGTAT